AAGAAGGACTAACACTGGCTATGGAGTTTACGGTAGAACCGCGCTTGCAAGGCGCCTACGATGAGATTGTGAAAACGCAAGGTTATCAAACCACGTTCCAACAACAACTTGCCAGAACGCAAGATCCCGGACAACAAGCCCGGATTCAAGCCAGTATGAGACAGAATGAGCAATACATTCGTCAACAGCAAGAAATTATTGGACAACTGAAACCTGCAGTGGATCAATTCAAACAAGTTCGTAAGATGCAAGTGAGTGAAAGATTGGAATCTTCACGTCGATCGTTCCAGGACAAGGAGTTGCGAAACGAATATGTCTATAACGAATTGCGTGACAAGGTTGCAAAGGTTTGGCCACAAGCACATAGCGAGATCATTCCTGGCATTGCCAATATTGATTTGATCAGTTCTGATGAAAATTTATTAGCGTTGGTGAGAGATGGACTGAAATTCAGATCCCGATCCACAACAAAGTCAGCAGGTAGCTCAATGGCAGCCTTGACACAACGCCGAGGCAGCTCATCAGGTGGCAGATCAAACGATGATGGCATACAAAAACTTCGTGAACAAGCCAAAGCCGGCGATAAAAAAGCCGGAGACAACCTCTTGATGCAGAGAATGCGTCAAATTAGAGGTCGATAATAGCCAACATTCAAGGAGAATAAAATGGCAGAAATTACAACAAGTCAAATTGGTAACGGCACTACAGCATACGGCAGTGACATCGTTGTCAAGGATCTGGATCTAGACGTATCCAATCGTGTTAAAGATGATACACCTGTGTTGAACATGTGTATGAGCAAAAAGCGCAAGGTCAATTCAACATTGCCTTTGTGGACAGATGACATCTATCGCTTGCCTTCAGCTCAAGCTGTGCAAGAAGGTGCCGCTGTTAGCACAGCCAACGCAGAATCAAATTCACGTTACAACCTAGGTAACTACACACAGATTTTCCAGACCACAATCGCGGCATCTGGAACAGCTCGTGCTGTTATGCAGGCTGGTGGTGACCCACAAGCATATCAGGAAGTAAAACAACTGATTGAACTCATGTTCGACGTTGAGCAACAATTAGTTCGCGCTGACCAAATCGGCACACAATACTCTGGCCAGTCTGGCACAGCTATCACCAACCCAGGCACTAGCCAAACTGGTGGTCGTCGTATGGGTAGTCTAAACGCATTTGCAGGCACACACAGCTTTAACCCTTCAAACGGTGGCGCTGCCAACATCACCACAAACACCAACAACGCAAGTAGTGACTCCAGCACTGCCAACGTTGGTAACCTGAACATCAGCGCCAACGGCACTGAGTTCTACACTGGCACATTTGTTAACCAATTGTTCCAGCCTGTGTTATACAAGCAATTGGTAACAACTGCTGAACAGCGTTACAATGCCAAGATCCGCACAATGGTTGTTCCAACATCATTGCGCACCATGATCTCTGACAACATCGTTAACTCTAACACCAGCATCAACCGTCGTAACGTTGAGCGTGGTGACACAATCCAAACTTATGAAGGCGACTTCAACTACACATACGAAATCTATGATTCCTGGATCATGGATCAGTCTGGTGTAAGCGATCAAATCTACTTCATGAACGAAGATGTTCTACAGTGGGGTAGCTTGCGTGACCTAGGACCCAACAACGAAGTATTCTCAAATGCAGATGCTTCATTGGACCAGTTCTTGATGGAAGGCACGCTAATTGTGCGTAACCCAGCAGGCGTTGGTGTTCTACACAACATCTCAGCAAGCGGTGCCGCAGTATCTGGTGCACGTCCAAGTGCATTTGTTCAGCGTGTGAACTACGGTGCTGGCGACTCTTACTGATCTCAGTAGTAGTTTCTAGTCAACAAACAAAAGGGCTTCGGCCCTTTTGTGCTGAGTATGCCTGGTATTTTAGGATGCCACTAAATACTTGTATGAGTGATGATCTAAACAAACCCGAATATTTGAGCGACGCAGACCCAGAAAAGAACTTGGACTACTGGCGTCAAGACCATGGTGGCATGGTAACCAACCACAATGGCATAGCAGATACCCTGCTGAAAAACGACAAATTATACAATGCCATGAAAGGCGACTGGCAACGCACCAGTTTGAGTGGCAGCCAAAACATCATAACCACCACAGGGCGTGAAGATGGCAAGTTCTACATCAAAAGAGAACAAAAGAACGCAGAAGCTGTGGCACGTCGCTGTCAGGCTTATCGTAAAGCAGTTGAAGCAGGACATAACGACCCACTTGCACCCATTGGAGACGATGGCCGACTAACATACAAATGGATGGACTTGCCCAATGTTGTGAGCATCCGTATTAGTGATCAGTATTTTGGCGGCATGCCCTGGGCAGCCATCAAGCATGATAGAAATTTAAAAGCACAGTTCTACCGGGTAGTAGAAAAAGAATACAATCAGTATGTGTGCTATCCAGGTGGCAAGCTACCAATACCAGTTGATGTTCCATATCCCACCAAGGCCGGACAACAACGCTTTTTCAAAGGCCACTAATATGCAGAAACCATATAACAATCAATATCATAATCATAAGGCCAGATCAAAACGCAGAGGTATCGCTTTTGAATTCAGTTATGATGAATGGATTGCCTGGTGGGGAGATGACATCTCCAATAGAGGACGTAATACTGGCCAATTAGTAATGGCTCGCATTAAAGATACTGGCCCTTACCATCCAACAAATGTTTACAAAACAACTGTTGAACAAAATGTCAGTGATCGTGTGAACGGTTACGGCGAAATTAAAAGAGTAAGTTTGTATAAACAAACTTGCTTGAATAGAAAAATCAAGGAACAATTATGTTTGTAATCCCCACAGGCGATGCTCTCGTCAGCTATATCAAGGACTTTACTGGTTCAACCAATGACGCAGAAATCAAGCAGTGTATTTTTCTAGCTGAACTAGACATGCGTAACGTTGAACTGCCTGCCCTGCGCTCAGATCCTTACGCCGCAGAAAACATTGGTGTTGCTGACGCAAATGGTTACATTCCCATTCCAGCAGACATGAACAAGCCCATCCTGTTTTTCAAACAAGGACAACCAGGTGGACAACAAAACAGTCAGACAGGTCCTTGGATTGTGTATGACCGCATTGGCGACAGAGACATCATTACACAAGGCATGATTGCTCAGTTGTATCTTTCGCCTGTAAACGTGCCTGCTGTGATTCGTGGCAAGTTTTCTGAAGTGGCCAACATGTATCACTTCCTGCCCTGGATTGGCGAAGGCGCTCTAATCAATTTGTATTACTACAAGGCCTGGCCCTTGTTGTTCTCTCCTGTGAATGATCAACTGATCTCTACCACAGGCACAGTGGGGTCTATTGTGGGCGCAAGTTCACCCTGGCAAGCCACCATAACAGGCATGAGCACCACCACAGGCCTGGCCACAGATGACATAATCACAGCCACTGCTGGATCAGGTTCTCTAGGAACAGGTGGAACCTATAGAGTTGTGAATGTGCTTTCAAATACTTCAATCACATTTGAAGCCACAGGTGGAACCACTCCCACTGCAGGCACTATCACCAATTTATACCTGGCCAATCAGACAGTGCAGTCAAATGCTGTGCTACAGACCTGGCCTGAAGGCTATGTGTATGCCACACTAATGGAATACTACCTCAAGCGTCACAATGATCAAGATGCGGCTATCTACAAAGCCAAGTTTGATGATGCTTGGAACACAGTAGAAGATCAAAATAACAAAGGCAAATGGTCAGGTGGACACACACGCTTTACATCAGTATGGCAACCACGTCAGTATCGCCAATACAACATCAAATAAGGACACACTCCAATGTCAACAACTTCAAGTAGAAATTTTACCACACTGTATTCAGGCACAGGATCAGTAGTGCCGCAAGGCGCATATGGCAATGCCAATGTTGTGAGCTTGCTGAATGTGGGCACTGATGGTGGCAACACAGTGGGCAATATTTCAGCCACTGGCAATGTTACAGCAGCATACTTTATTGGCAATGGTTCAAAGTTAACCAATATTACTGCAGGCAACATTGTAGGCAATGTCAATTATGCCAACACCGCTGGTCTTGCTCAATATGTCACAGCCAATGCTCAAGCCAATATTACCAGTGTTGGCACACTCACAAGTTTAAGTGTGAGTGGCAACATAAACACACCAAGCACAATGAATGGCAATGTTGTGGCATCAACTATTTCTGGCGTAGGCACTGCTAATCTTAACATTTCTCAAGGCGGCCTGATTGATGGTGTTAATACCTTAAACCTATTGGCCAACGTTGTAGTAGTTGGCAAATCAGGTGGCGGCAATAGTGCAGTGATTATAGGTCCTTATAATTCTGGGCTAACAATTTCTACCAATCAGGCTGGTGGACCACAACCAAAATTTGTGTTGCAATCCAGTGGCAACATTGATTCAGTGCCGTTTCCGATTGATACTAATTCCAGTATAAATCTTTATGGTAACGTAGTCATTGGACAATACAACGGCACGGCCTCACTATACCGCGGCAACCTGATGGTTGGCAATAGCATTTACTCCAAAGGAAATGTCAGTGCTGTTGGCAATGTTACAGGCAATTACTTCATTGGCAATGGTTCACAACTAACAGGTATTACTACAAGTTATGGCAATGCCAATGTGGCAGCCAACTTGGCTGCTTTTGCAACCAATCCCATATCAACATCAGGCAATATCACAGCAGGTTATTTCTTTGGTAATGGATCACAACTAACTGGCATCAACGCTGCCAACATTGTGGGTGCATATGGCAATGCCAATGTATCTGACTTCCTGGCCAATTTTGGTTCAAACGCAATATCAACTACAGGCAATATCACAGCCAATTACTTCATTGGTAACGGATCTGCATTAACCAGCATTACAGGTGCCAATGTCACAGGCACAGTTGGACTTGCTCAATTTGTCACAGGCAATGCACAAGCCAATATTACATCAGTTGGTATTTTAACCAGTTTGAGTGCAAGCGGTAACGTAGATGCAGGCAACATAAGAACAGCTGGCCTGGTCTCTGCCACAGGCAATATCACAGGTGGCAACATCACAAGTTTAGGAACTGTCACTGCCGCAGGCAACATTGGAAGCACACAACAAACTGTTGTGGGCACTGCCAATGTGGGCACTGCAGGCAATATTTTCATAAGTGGACGCAACATTGCCACTGACACCAAGTATTCACCTGATGGTGTCACCACTGCCACACAATACACAGGCCGTGTGATGATTGGCACAGGATGGAACGGCAATGTTAGCGTGGGCACAGCAGCTCGATTGGCCACAAGTGATGGCATCACACGAACCAACAATACAGGACAAGTGGCACAGTTTGAAGCAAGCCCCATAGTTAGTTTAACAGGCAATGTAAGCAGTGTTACATTCCGTAGTCAAGCCATGCGTGGTTTCCAGTTTATTGGTGGTGGATCAGCAGCCAATGTGATTGCCATGCCAGCAGGAGCCCCTGCA